GAAAGAGACAATCGCGGTGGTGGCGATTAGAGCCCAATTTCGGCATACCCCCCCTATTTGCGTAAAAACGCCACTTTTTTTGAGTTATTTCTCTAAAAACGCCACATTTTATGGCGATTCTGACTCAAAAACGCCATTTGTCATCATCAAAATAGTGGCGTTATTAGCCTAAAAACGCCATAAGTGGCGATATTGATGCGCAATCGCCACATTTTTGATTTCCAACTTTTCATAAGTGCCACTTTTTTATTTTGCTTCGCCTTGCGTCTTTCGTGCGTGACATGAGGCGCACAGCCCCTGCAAATTTATCCTGACCAATCGCAGGTCGGGAGCGATGGAGATAGGGACGATGTGATCCACGCACACAGCGGCAGTAACCGTGCCCTCACGCAGGCAATGGCGACACAACGGCTCCTCGTTGCGCACCTGCTTACTGAGCGCACGCCATGTCCAGTCGTACCCGCGCTTCTGACTCTGCTCTCTGTGATCAGGCAATCGCTGTTGCTTTGCTTGCGGCGCACGCTGACCCAAGCGCGGCGGTCTATTCGGCATGCTTGTAACCCGACTTCAACAGCACGCGGGCAATGTCTGTCGCAGTCGATAGCACTGCTGCCTCGTCAAGCAGCGGCAGCGCAGCATGCAGCGTCTCGTGTATGAGCGTGTCAATGCGTTGCGCTGGTGTCATCGATGCACGGATGCAGATGGTCGGCCGTCTGCCCGGTGGATGATCGCATGTTCCCCAAGCCGTGCGGCTGATCTCGCTGCTCTTGACGAACTTCACGCGCCACATGATGCCGCCGATCTTGCATGTGAAGTCATTGGGCATCGAGCACCTCCCAATTCATACGAGGTCGCATCACGCTGCGATTCGATGTGGTTGCCTTCTGCAATTCGTAGTCGACGAATAATCGAATCCACTTTTGCCGGCACGGCTTCGGGCCGCTACCAAGTTGCGCCTCGTATCCTTGCGCTCCGTCCTTGTATCCCTTTGCCAATGTGCCCACACGAATGAACGAGCAGAAACGATTGTGCACGCGATACGCGCCGTTCTGACTCGAGAGATACTCGCGCTGCACGCCGATGATGTTTGAGTTGTGATCATGCCCGCAAACGATTGCGTCGCATGACTCGATCCAACTAAACATATTCTTTGCCGCGCTAAATCCGCCGCCTGCGCCGTGAAAATACTTCATCGTGAATGTCAAGTGATTGCCACCCGCTTCGAGTTGCACCTTCATCCATCCACCGTATCCACCCGCTCCAACCTGTGTATTTTTGCACTTGCTTTTGAGTGCGCGCACCGTGTGCGAAACTGGACAGGTCTCGTGGTGACGAGTCCATGATGTCTCATGATTGCCAGCCCCAAAGAACACCCAACGCTCCGCAGCACCTGGCACTTCATCGCACAAGAACGATGCCGTCTCGTCGATGCACTCGTCGAAGTATGCCGTCGCCGCAAGGTTAGATCGCAGCCGTGCTTTGTCTTGCCTCGCATCACTTCTGCCCTGACACAAATCGTACCAATCTCCGTTTGACACTATCATTGAGTCTCGCTTGACTGCGGTCTGTAGCAATCGCTTGAGCACTGGTCGATCGCAATCGCCATCAAAATGCACATCGCTCAACACAAGAATCCATCGCTCCCAATTCTTTAGTTGCGACGCTGTATCTTTTACGATGTGGATGTTGCGACCGTGATGCGTGACAATCCAACTTGGTTTCACGCTCTTTGCCATTACTTCTCCCCGATTAGATTGAGCAACTCCCTCGCAAACTGCGGAGCGTCGCTCACGCGCATCATCACGACCCAATTGTTCTCGCCGTCTTGTCTGAAGACAACGACTGGCACTTGACCGGGAGCCGCGTCGAGTTCAGCCTGCTCCAAAAAATCTGTGACTGCGATTCTGCAATATCGCTTGACCTCGCAATGGATGTTGCCCGTGCCTTTAAGATCCGCATCACCAGCGTCGCCGCAGTATTGCACCGAGCGTCGTGCTTCCGTGCAGTTCCAATGCTTTGCAAGTTCAGCGGCGCACTCGCGCTCTCCGACCTTGCCTTTGGTTCGCGAGTGGCTTCCCATGACTACATTTTGCCCTTTATATTTTCGCTCGCAATAGGGCTATGCATATCAACATGGATATGCATATTAAGATTCGCTGAAATAGGTCTTGTCTCCGTCCCACCTATACCGCCCGATATAGACCCACTTGCCGTCGGGCATGCGCGTGTATAAAGCCTCCGTATATTCGCCCTTAAGATGCAGCGGAACCTCACGGTCGAGACACTCGCCGCGAACAACCCCAAGCCGAATATGCGTGTCGCTCTTGTCAGGCTGTATCGTGTCGCCGCAGCACGGCCCGCCGATGAGCACATAGGTGATGTCGTCATTCTCGGGATCGCTTTCCACCAATGCATTTTCTCACAGAATCTTCCGCTCGCAATAGCGGCAATATCGGATAATGCTTCAGCAGCTGTAGTGCCCGCTTGCGGATGTCTTTGATCTCAACCGCTTTTGCATGCAGCAGGAAGAAAAGGAAGTCCCGCGTCTGTGCGATTGTGCGCTGGCTCTCGTCTTCGGTTGTCATTTCAATTTCCGTTCCTTGGGGTCTTGGTTGCGAGTGAGTCGCGGCTGCAAGCAGAACTCGAGATGTCGGATGTGATCCCGCTCTCCCTCGCACTGGCGCAGCCTCGCCTCGACTGCCTCGAACTCCCGCACCTTCACCTCCCAAGAGACAATCCAAACGACGACCTCCCGTAGCCGCTGTGCATCTCGCTCAGACCCGAGCGCGGCGACTCGGGTGGCAATTCGAAGGATGATGTCGGCTTGGGTCATGTCAAAACATTGGAGGGGCTAACTCCGCCTCCGATGTTTTGGAGATGTCCTAAAGCGATGTCGGTATTGAGTGGAGGGGCAGTTCCTGTAAGGACTGCCCCTCCACTCTTTACCGCCCCTGCATCATTGGAGGGGGATACATTGGAGGGTGCTATAGATAGACCCTCCGATAAAGTTATCGGGTTACAAATTGTCACCTTCTTGTATGGCCCACGAAGCGTCTCAGCGTTAAGTAACCCTGCGCCCATAGCGGCTTGTCGGAGGGTCTTGACTCGGTTAGCGGATAGTTTGTAGCCAAGGGCAATAGCCAAAGCCTGATGACTAGTCAGGGTCTTGTCACCCCAAACCTCGTCAACGAATCGCTCGGGAGTCCAGCCGTCATCCGTCTGACCTTTGCGCTTGAGACGCTTGGCATCTTTGTCCTCGCCTGCGCAACTAAAGATAGGAAATTGCCAATGCAACACCTTCGGCTCCACCGGGGCGAACGACCGTACGGCTGCGTCAAGAACTAGATGGTGTTCGTCCTCGTGATGGCGCAGGATGAGATGCGTGTCTGCGGCTCGGCTCATGCTGCCTGCGCCCGAGCCGACATCCGTGACATCCTTGTCGGATTGATTGCCCTTGGATGTGTGATGGATCATGATAAAGCAACAGCCCAACTTCTCAGCCCATTGGTCAATCATGTTGTATACGCCTGCCATCGCTCCGTTGTCGTTCTCAGCCATGCCGGCAACAAGAAAGCGATAGAACGCATCAAGGATCACAATGCCGTAACGACCCTTCTCGATCTTGTCAAACAACACTGGCCCCAATTTACTAAAGTCAATCAGGTTGCCACGGAGATTTAGAGTGTCGAGGTCTTTAAGTTGGTCAATGTTGATGCCCATCGCATCGCACAATGCGGGTATGCGCCTCGCCGTTGTCTCGCCGTGCAACTCGTTGTCAATTAGCAGTACGCGGGTCTTGGCGCATTGAAAGCCAAGCCACTCTTGCCCGAGCGATGCCTTGATGGCTAAAGCATTAACCATCCAACTCTTTCCCATCTTCGGGGCACTAATGATGTTCATTGTTTCGCCATAGCGCAGCAGTCCGTGAATAATTGGTTTACGCAAATCTTTATGCGCAGCACTTAGTTCGCATATCGGCGTGATGACGAGCGCGGAGTCTGCGGCCGCTGGTGTCGCCGTCTCCGCTTCTCCCACGCACGGCAATCGCGTTTCTTTGAATGCGTTTGAGATCTGCCTTGGGATGTCACGCTCATCCATTGGCGACAGCCCGAGCGACTGCGCTCGCTCCGTGATCGCCTTAATGGCATCGCCCTCGTCCCACGACCGAGCCGCAAGATCGCACGCCACCGTGAAGATGGTCTGACGGCGACCCGCTGGCATCACATAGCCTTCGTTAAGAAATCGGTGCGACAGATTGCTCATGCTCTTCGGCACTGGCGGCACAACAACACTCACTCGCTCCGACTTCTCATCCGTCGGGTCAGGGAAGTCCGCAAGCGAGTAAGTGTTGTCGGTGTCGACTGCGGCCACATAGCAGAGCGGTCGGTGGTCGTACTTGGTGTTCACAAAGCCCGGCAAGCGCATCAAGCGCGGAGCGTCGTGAATACATTTGTCAGAGCCGAGCCGAGCCGCGAGTGCCTTCTGATGCGCACAGTGAATATCCATGTCAAGGCAAGGTTCCGACAACCTCCACCACGCATGCACGCCGCCTCCAGTGGCAACAATCGCGGTCGGCTGAGGGATCAGTGATTCTAAAATGCGCATCTTCGCTTGCTCGATGGTCGTACCACCGTCAAAGTCTGCGTACAGGCATCGAGCCATGCTCACATCCTTTGCCGTGCCGCCCTTCTTGTTCGCCCTCGGGTTGGCTCCGAAGTACATGTCGGTTGCACTGCCTCCGAGTTTGGTCAGGTCGGCAATAATGTCGGGCGCGTCCTTGAGGTTCGTCCACTTCTGCACGCGCATCGCGCCGAGCGTGCGGATCTCAATGATGTCGTCCTCTGCAAAGATGTACGGCAGCAAGCGATATGCGTGGCTGATGACTTCAGTTTCCATAGTTCACCCCCCACGAGTAAAGGATCCACCACATACCAATCAAGCCCGCGAGAAGTCCTAGATAGAACGACTCGACGCTGTCGTGCATTCGTTTGAGTTTCATGTCGCATCCTTGCGTTAATTGAAAGCGAGCGACGGCAACCAATGTGACCGCCGCCCGCCGTCCGGGGCTTATCTCAAAACGGAATATCCATGTCGTCGACTGGCACTGGATCTGCATGCTTCGTCACGGCCGCAGGATGCGCAGGCAGATACGCCTTCACAATGTTGCTCACCTTGCCGACCTTTGATGTGTACTGATCAATCGATGCCTTGATGTCGACATCGACCAGGCTTTGCTCGTTAAGCGAGCCGCCCTTCTTAACTGCGGGCAAGTTGCAAGCGATCACGACAGTGTTTATTTCCCAAGGTTTGTCCACGCCGATCGTCGCAAAGATGCGTTTGTTGTTGCCTTGAAACTCTGTGTCGAGCCACAACTTGAGCGACATCCCATCTTTGTTGTGCTCGTTCACCTTGTACTTGTCGGCTGCAAACTCTGCCTTGGTGATCGTGAATGTGTACACGCCCTTAGGCAAAATGATCTCCTCAAATTTGCGGTCGGTCTTTAAATCTTGCGGTGCATCCCATATCAGTTTCATTTCTTACTCGCTTTCTTTTCTGACAATTTGCTGTGACCAGTCGCCACCTTGGCGACAAGTCTGTCCCGAACATCCTCACGCGATGTGCTTCCCTTTTCCGCTGCGGCTCTCGCCGACGCGGCTGAAATCTTGTGTCCCAATTCGCTTGCGATATCGCTGACTTGACCCGCAAGCCCATCGATTTGCTCATCAAGCACTGACTGCTTGAGCATCGCCATCACGCTGCTCGACCCGCTGCTAGATGCAGCAGCTGGAGGCAACGCACGCGCCTCGGGCTGCGCCGACTCGATCGGCATCTCCTCTGCAGGCGTGCTCTCGATCTTCAGCAAGTGCGGGATGATTGCGCATCCGTGTCTATACGCACGACCAGTCGCTCGCGTGATCGCCATTGATCGCACCGAGAATGCCGAGCGTCCCCACGGCGCACGCTCCGCGCTCGACGCAATCGCAGAGCCACGACTGACGGTCTCGCCAGTGTCAATGCGAACAATGGCGACGACCGCCATGTACTCAATCGAGCCGTCCTCTGTTACCTGCTTTACTACCTCTATTTCAGTTGATGTCACATTGAATGCCCATCCCACTGCTTGCCACCAAGCCACAGTCGGATACTGCCGACCTTGGATGTTGACGATTAGATGCCCGACGGTCGCCGCAATCTCCTTGGCGATTGCCTTTGCCCGCTGCATCTGCGCAAGCGGTGTCGGCTGATCTGTTGACATGATTTCGTTTGTCATAGTTGCTCCTGTAATTTCTTCATCGCCCACGCTGGCAACGAGATGTCGACGACATCTGTCTGCGGCCAACCTTTGTATTCATTCTTTAACACGCACTCCCACCACTGCTTCTGCAACTCGACAAGTCGATCGCTGTAGCAGTCCATCACCTCATCACTCATGCGATAGACCGCAGTACCGTGCGGATATGTGGTCTCAACAACAAGGAACACAAAGGAGAAGTCGTCAGGCATTAGACGACCTTCGGTCGCAAACACGCTGCGCAGAACCTCTCGATACCAAGCCGCTTGCAGGCCGTATCCAAAGTTGGCGATTGACTTCTCGAAGTCGCACGCAAGGTCGCGTGTGGTCTTTAGATCGAGCACCATGCCGTGACCATTCCAAGCATCTAGCCGGGCTTTGGCTTTGTAACCACCCACCGATCCAAAAACGGAAACCTCGCGCTTTTTACAGGCTGACAGCGAGTGCTTTATGCGCCAATCTTTTAGGCACGCAATCACCATGCCGTCGAGTTGCTCGGCTTGCTCTTGATTAATTATGCAACGACCTTGACCTTGATAAGCCAATTCAAATTCGGCGTGTATTTCCTTGCCTGCTTTCGTTCGCTTGTCCACATCAGGACTCACGACAGCCTGCGCTAAATCATTTTCAGGCTCGAGCATTGCCGCATGCAGAGCAGTACCCAACGCCAGCGCGGGCGAAGACATCGGAGTCTCCATCATCGCCTTGGCATGCATCGGTGTACTGGTCTGCAACTTGCGGATCAGCGAAGACCCGACTGACTCGTCCGAGTGGTACGCCTCGGCGGGAAGGTTTTCAATAATGCAATCGTGTAGACGCAGACTCATGCGACACCTCGCATCTGTCGCCACGCAAGTACAGCTCGCTGCATCAACGACGACTTCTGCACTTCGCTTACAAGGTCACGCTCAAGGATCTCGCGAACCATGTCTCCCTGCCCGAGCGAGACCAGCGGGATCTCCTTCGGTCGGTCGCCCTGCAAGATCTTTTCGCAGGCTGTCATCACTGACTGAGGATCTGCCTCGGAGACTGGATCAAGTAGACGGATCACATCGCCGAGTCGGCTTGCGATGACGAGTTGAATCGCCATTGCGCCCATGCGAAGTTGCCTCGCCTGTTCGGGCTTTGTCGCTTCGATCCTCGCGGCCAATCCTCGAAGCCGATCCATTGCCAAAATTACGTCCTCGGCTCGGTCTCCCCATGTTGCGTCCTTGCTCATTCTGCATCCTTATCTGACTGACCAATTGGTCAATCGAGTGGATCAGACGGTCGATCGGGCTGTCGTTACAAATCCCGCCAGCCCGACCTAGGTCTGATTGCAGTTGATGAGAGTCCCCACGAGGGTTTAAGTGTTCAAGCCCAAAGCCCCCGCGAGGACACTCATCAGCTGCATTTGTAGTAGTGGAGGGCTTGAACACATGTGCAGAAGAACATGGCTGATCCTGCTTGTCAAGGGCTGTAGATGATAAATCTTTCCCGAATTGTGAAATTATTTCTATGCCTGCTTTGAGGGTCGAATCCTTGTGTCGAAGGTAGCGGTGCGTTTGGTCAACGCTTTTATGCCTCACAAGTTTTTGAATTAGGTCTGCGGGCACTCCCAATTCAAATGCGCTGGTGATGAACCCGACTCGCATGCGATGCCATTTGCCGCGACCTTCGATGCCGCAACTTTTCATGTCCCGATCAAGTCCTTTCTGCGTCGGGTAATCAATGAACACCATCTCGCCTGCGATGACTTGTCGCCACGCTCGCAGCGTTGCCACAACGCTTGCGGATATTGGAAGTGTGTCACGCCTGCGACTTTTATCTTTTGTCACTCTTAATTCTGCCCGCTCGAGATCAACATCATCCCACCGCTGCCAACGCCATTCACCCCAACGCATGCCAGTGCCGTTGAGCAATCGATACAGCACAGCGCGGGCGTTGGCGTTGTTGCGTATACGGCCATCAGGATGCCGCGCCGCACGCTCGGCGGCGACGATCAACCTATTGACCTCGTCCTGCGTCAATGCGTCTGCGCCTACGCCAGCGCGTCCACGCGGAGCGGGTATCGACACCCAAGGGTTTATACTTAAACGACCCTGAACTACGAGCCATCCCGAAAACTGCCTGCATAAACTCATGCGATTGCGCACGGTCTGCGGCGATAGTTTGCGGCTCATGCTCATTGCGCTCAACCATGCGACGCAACTTGCGGGTGTGAGTTTGTCGCTTGCGTGCTCGACCCATCGCCTTGCCCATCGCCCGGCGTTCTTAGAGTGATGAATGTCGTAGCCTTGTTGCTCGACTAGCCACACTTCCCACGCGAGAACTTCGTCCGTGAGTGTCAACATAAGGGTTGTATTGTAGGCGTTTAAAGTACAAAGACGAAATAAGCTGCGGAAAGTCTTAAACATATTTTCAGACAGTCGGTCTTAATTTGTTGCAACTTTAGCCGCCCGATAATTTATGGATGATCGATTTTGCCACGCCCGCCACCGCACTGACTGCGCTGGCGACCGTTGCGCCAGTGCCTTCGACTTTGCCCCACTTGCCTAATGGGCACTCGACACCTGCCAAGGTGCACTTAATTGTGAGTTGAGCACGCGGGCTTGCATTACATCCGCACTTCGTACACCAACCGACCGTGTCAGTCTGCCCTTTGTAATCAGTTGCTCGATGTTCGCACGCCATGCATATGGCGAGTCGCGCCGCCGCGTCGGCTTCGCTCGCCGGGCCTTGCATGGCGTGCGTGAGTTCGGCGCGAGCGTATTGCTTGGCAAGTTCGATTGTGGATTTGTCTTTGTCAATCAATACGCCATCGACAACCCTATGCGAGCATTGATTGCACACGCCGAACGATGGCTTGCCGCCGTAGTGATCTGCGGAGCAGCAGCCGCCGCCGTTGATCCCGCACTGGCTCCAGTGGTCGCAGGAGATCATGTGACTACAACAGAATCTGTAGTACAAGGATCTGTATTTGGTATTGCAGGAGGATCACAATACTCGCCAAGTGGATTACAAACGCTGTTATATCTGTATAAATCACTTGGTACGCAAGAACTAGCACCGCAGTCAACATTGAATTGACCGTTTGGAAATCCGTCATGTGAAGTATTAGCCCATTCAGTAATTGCTGCAAGACTGTTATCTACACTGCAACTGAAATCAAACGGATAGCCAGTTGGAGCAGGTGAATATGGACAAATATCAACTCTTGATCCGCAACTTACATCATGTGAATATCTCTTGACTTTGAGAACATAACTTTGTAACCGCCAAACATTTTCGCACGGAGTGTTTCCACAAACAAAAAAAAGTCTTGAAACCAAATAATATTTGATTTCGTTTACAGTTTTACAGCATGCACATAAAGAATTGTCACAACTACTTCCATTATTTCCTTCATATTCATAGCCAGTGTGTATAAGTTGTGAACCCCAATAAACTGCCTCGGTCGAAGTGCAAGTACATTTATTAAGCACTACAGTTGGATTAGTAATAATTTGAGATATATAATACCCGAAGTTGCAACACCAAAGAACGCTTGCCTGATATAGAGTAAATGTCGGAAATGTTACAGATACGCTTGATGGAATGGTTGGCGAGCAGGTAGAACAATTACAACTCCAACTCTCACATTCATCACCACAACAACACTTCCCCATAAGACTCATTTCGCCGACTCCTTGAATGCGGCGTTGAACAGCGGCGACGCAGCCCGCTTTGCGGCGATGAGTTCGCGCACTGTCGTCGGGTCTTCGCTCGACATCGCTTGCCGCGCTAGGTCTGCCTCGCTCTGCACGCGCCGCGGGATCCAACCCAAAGCAAGTCGGATCGCAGTCCCGATGCCTGTCTGCCACAGCAGCACCACCAGCGCGACCGCCACGACGGCTCCTAGACCCCATTGAATTAGCGTCGCCCAAAATGGAACGATGTCTTTTACGCCCGAGACGGCTACGGAAATTTGGTTTGTTTCATGCAATACGACAGCCGCGTCTGCTTTAATAGTCACGGCTGCGGCGACGATCTCAGCTTGAGCGGAGTGCGTAATGATGAACGCACTCCGCTCAGAGATTGAGTGTGCGGCGCTTGATGCGACGCTTGCGCTGCTGGCGATCTCCTTGGTCGCCGAGCAGCCCGCTGTGAGCACGGCGAGAATTATCGCTTGTCGAACCACTTCGCTTTAACCTCGTTAAATCCGAACACCGAACCGCAGAGCCAACCAACCAGTAATAGCAGACAGCCAAAAAAAGTAGTGCCGAGAGCGTGAGAAAGAAATTCCATAAGTCCTCCATTATTTCGAGTTCATCCGATCAATTTTCAACGCCAACGCGGCGATGGCTTCTGTGTGTTTCTCGTCGATTGATTGGCCGCGAACGACAGCCTTTTGAAGTTCGAGCGCAACGATTCGCAACTCCTGCGTGTCCGATGCGATTCGTGTCAGCACTGCATCGCGGCGACCAAGGTCGACGGCATACAGCGCAAGCGCGATCAGGATGCCGATCAGCTGCCCGACAAGCACAGTCGTCTGAAGCGGTGTCAAAGATGGCTTCTTCGAAGGAGCCATTATGGGCAGGTTCCGTCGATGGCGTTTGCAACAGAGAATGTGAACTTGAGAAGAGAATCACCGCCGCGAGACATCAGCATGTGGACGCATGTTCCAGTGGCGATCGGTTGCAATGTGAAGCCACTAGGGATGCTTGAGTGTGTGAGTCCCGGGCCGTCCTTGGTTCCGCTTTGCTGCAATGCTTCGACCGTGTTGTATGCGTAGATGCCTGTATTTGTGTAAGTCAACGACGCACCCGAGCGTTGCTCGAATAGGTTTGAAGAATCCAAATGAGCAAGACCCCAAGTGTATTTCCACCGTCTGCCTGTGGTCACAACAACATTGCCAGTGATGTATGCAACAAATGTCTGCTGAATGTTTGGAGGACTAGAGCGAGCGTCAAATTCATTGCGCTCGTTTACCTTGTCGGCCATCTTCTTGAATGCGCGTACATTCAAAGCACCGAAATTGTTTCGGATGTTGCCGTTGATATTCATTATGTGTTCACAATTCCAAGTGCTGAGAAAGCGACTTCATCGGGAAATGGCTGCTTCCAATAGACAACATTCGCCTGCTCAGGATTCGCCGCGCTAATCGCTGATCCCGGTGTGACGCGGGTAGTCGACGCTCTTTGGTCTATGTCACGCAGCGGCTGCTGGCGTAGGTGGTAGGTCGTAGGATCGTATGAGAATTGATAGTTGATCTCGTATTGATTCGGGCCAATTCTCGAAGTGTTTGCACCTACGAAAAGAAGTGAACTTGCAGCACATACAAATGTTTGACCAGTTGAACCCAAAGTAAAGGAAGCAACATTTCTTTTTCCAGCCACCGCCAAAATTGTTGCGTAATCAGGTCGACCGTAGATCACATTTCGCACGCTAATATTCTGAATTGGAAGCAACATTGATACTGGTTCGCCCGCGCTATCTACCTTTGTTCCTGCAATGTCGATCAATGCTGGCAGCGATATGTTTGAACTGGTTGGAACCGTCGCACCTGTGCGCCAAATATCAACCGTCTGAACGGAGGTCTGCACCTCGATGCTTGTGAAACCCACTTCCGTGGCCGTCTTCACATCTGCCGCCACTGGGCCTGCTGCTGCGTCTCCGACTGTCGAATCAAAATTGAAGTCGACAACCCACAACTTGCCTAGACCTTCTTGAACAGGACTGATGGTGTAGGAGATGAATCGAAAGAATGGAGCCGCGACCGATTCAGTGCCGCCGCCAAAATCCAAGTACGGCGTGATCGGGTTTGTGACAGTTGTGTCGACGATGTTGGCAATCGTCAGACTTTGCTCATCAGCATCACGAACAAGGTAACTGTGAACGGCTGTCCACTTGCCTTTGTCGAATGTCGCCGAGCGCGTGCGTTGAAGCCATACGAGACTGAATGCCATTATGCCGTTCCTCCTGAGTTGTCAACGATTTGTTTGAGTGCTGCAAGTTGTAATGTGGCAATATCATTTGCCTTCTTTGCGCTGTTGAGCAGTTCGGTCTGCTTGGAGAAGTCTGCGGAACCCGCTACCTTGACGCTGCCGATGGCGGTTGCGAGTGAGTCGACTCCCGGCATGGCGTTGCCTCGATTCGCCTGCTCTAAATTTTTGGCGGCCGCATCCGCTATCTCCTGCCCCTTCTTCAAGTCCTCAGTGTTCCATTCTTGGATTTGCTTTTGAAGTTCAGATTCCTTGCTGATGTCTTTCTCAAGTTGCAGTTGCTCCGTTTTTGCGTCAACGATTTTTTGATATTCATCGGAGTGCAGATTTGTTCTTTTCAAATCAATTAGAAAAATCTCCATCTCTGTTTTGCCGAGTTTCTCTGTGTCAGTGATGATGTCCGCAAGGATGTCGGCAGCATTCTGTCGTTCCTTGTTTTCGTTGGCTAGAACTTCTTGATATTTTTTTTGACTATCTAGTCTTTGTTGCTCTGCAATTTTTTGTGTTGCTTGAGCAGCCGCTTCTTCTGCTTGAACAGCCGCATGATTTGCTTTTTCTTTTGCGGCTGCTTCAATTCTGCTTTGTTGCTGCTGTTGCTCTTGTCCCATCGCTCCGCCCATGTACCCAATTGAGTCAAGAATCGATGCAATCAACTTGCCTCCTGCTCCGGCGATCGGCAAGTCCTCGAGTGTCGTAGCAATTGTTTGCCCAATTGCAGTAGCAGTTTCTCCAAAGCCTTTTATGCTTCCATCCTTAAAACCTTTTACAAGTTCATTGGCTGCTTTTAGTCCTGCATCAATTAACCCGATAGCGCCCAATCCACCTAGCAATCCACCTACTGCACCCTTCATCTGCTTTGCATTGATCTTGGCAATATGACCCGCAATCCCAGCACCGCTTTTCTTTGCGGCATTTTCGGCTGCTTTCATGCCTTGCACGAACGGATCAGGATTCGCGTAGAGATCGACTGTCATCTTTCCTGTGACTGGCATTACTTAATTCCCATCTGTCGTTTGAGTTTTTCAAGTGCTTGCTGTGGTGTCTGCTTTGGCTTCTCGAAGTACGGCATGAAGTCTTGCGGGCTGTACGACTTTGAATTGCTAGACCTGTTCGAGTTGGCGATCGTCGACGCGACAATGCCCGCGCCGAGGTCACCGCGCTGGCGTGAGTCGAGGCATCCTGTGATGCTCTGATATGCGATCCATTCTTGGAGTTCTCGTGATGACATTCGATCTCCTAATTCGGCAACAGTCATTTTCAATTCAGCCGCAAGCGTGAACATAAACAGCCTTAGTCCGCTGCGGCATCTCAGTTTTTTTCGAGTTCCTCAGCGTCCTTTGCCCCAAGTCCCGAAAGGCGTTGACAGTGCTCGTACAACTTATCGATCACCGAAGCGGGCATTGCGCCTACTTCTGCAATCTCTGCATCCGTGAACAGTCTCACGCCAGCCTCGTCGGTTAAACACCTCACGACGAGACTGGCGCGGATGTTCTTCACGCCCTTCTTGATGTCACGCTCCGAATACACATACTGCTCCCATGAGTCCCGCTCGCCAGCTGTGAGGCCGCGAAGCGAGATAAGTCCGTCAATGCCCGCAACCTTGACGGTGGCGGTTGGGATCTTGAGTGCAAGTAGTTGTTCTCGGATTGACATTGGGTTCTCGATTAGGTGGTTGGGGTAATCGTGTACACGCCGCTGCACTTGATGGTGAATGACGCAGTCATCACAGCGTCGAGACCAGCCTTGATGCTGAGAGATGTGACGATGCCGATGCCAGTGATCTTGGTTGATTGATAGCCAGAACCACCAAAAAAGATTTCATAACTTTGTTTTAGACGACTAGTGAGAGCGGTTTGCAAAACCAAGATGCCTGCATCGTCGCTGTCGTAGTTCACTTCTGCGCTGATGGAACCCGGGTCAAGCAGACCAGCCTGAAAAATCTTTACTGCTGAAGCAAGAGAAGTGGTTTCAATGGTGCTTTGAGCAACCCCATCAAATGAGAGTGAGGTGCACTCTCCGACTGTTGTAAGACTTGTGGTCTGCACTGTGTCTTGCTGAGTTGGTGCAGCCGAAGTATTCGCAGGATTTGCGAGAATCTTGAATGTTGTTCCGTAACTAATTAACTGAGCCATGTGATTATTCTTTCTGTGTTATGGCTGCGATCCGTCAGTTAACGCAACTGGAGAAGGAGCCGATGCGATGTAATAAATTTTCAGAGTGACGCTGCAAACGAAAGCACCAAGTTCAGTGCCTTCGCCGCCAAGGTCGTAGTTCATGTTCATGCCATCAATGCGAATGCTTTGAATCGTCATCGGGCTGTTGGTTGAGGTCGCCAGTGTTCCCTTTGCCGCGTAGAGATCGACCCGCACGCGGTCTGCAATGTTGGCCGCAGAGACGAGCGACGAGTGCACGCAATCCACAGTCACTGTGGCGACCCGCAGGCGGTCGGCTCCAACAAGTGTCGGACTCGCAGTGTCATCGCTTTGTGAACTCACGACGATGAACGGCATTGGGGTTGCTGGCGTGACGAACGACTGGAAGATCTTGGTCGAAGACCCAAGACCTGTGATCACGCTTGGAGACTGCTGCAAAGCGAGATGGATGGCTTCTACGAATTTCATCGTGCCGCCCTGTTCATTTCTTTTGCGATGCGCTTGAATACTTTGTCAAGTCCGTATCCAACATCCTCAGTAAATTTGGCGTTGATTGCCGCGCCGTGAGTCTTGAAAAAATATTGAAATATTTTCCAGCCTGTGTATGCGCGTGCGGGATCTTTGTAGCGACCGTGCTCGATAAGCCAGGAGTTTTGCGTATAGCCCCAAATGCGGCTCCACACGCTGGCCTTGTTCTTGCCGATTTCGTATGGAATGATTCTGTGACTGTAGATATTGTGAGCGATACGAAGTCGGCTCTCCTTGATCGGATGGATCGGCTGATGCTTATTTGCACGCCATCGCCACGACTTTTGAGCCTCGGTCTGATTGTCGTCGTTCTTGCCAATGTATGTGCCGTACAAGCCTGCAAGTTTGTCTCGCGGTCTAGTCAACGCTTTGATCTCGGCTTTTTTCAAAACCTTGTAAAGATCGTCGGTGCGCATGGTCTTCATCTGATCAAGGAACTGATCCAAGCCTTTGATGATCTTGCCGTCGCTCGACATTACTGCACCTCTCGACATTGCATGGTGAGTGTGTGACCCGCCGACTTGTAGTCGACGATGCTGACAATCTCGAATGTGGTGGAGATCGTCGTGCCGTTAGTGCCGCGACTCAGGCTCGCTGTGAAGCGGTCAAATGGCTTTATGCCCGGGTAGAAGTTGGTTGTGATCTGATGCGTCACGACCTGACTGAGAGCCATGTGGTTGGTCTTCTCCACCGCGCTCGAGTCTTTGATCTCGCCGAAGATGGTGTCGCCAGCGGTGTAGGTGTAGGTTGGTGTTCCAAATGAAGTCAGGGTCTGCGTGCGTGCGCCGATGATCATCGGAGTTCGCATCATCCCGCTGTTCATTGATATTCTCCGCTCTTGTATTGAGCGATCAAAGCCTTGATCGTGCCGGGCACTTCGTACTGTTGACCCGGAGCGAGTGTGGATCGATAGTCGTAGAGCGTCGAGCACTGCATCAAGATGGCGTGCTTGAGTGCGATCGGGATCGCAGTTGCACTGGAGCCGTGACCCGCAACATAGACAACTGTGACGACTCCTGCGCCGCCGCCGACGAGTGACGGCCATGACTTGCCGTCAAGCAGCTGGATGCGTCCAATGCCGTTGTATGACTTCACGGTGTAGTCGGTTGACGCTGACAGCGTCTGTGTGTTGCCGTCGGTGTCGACATATTGCACGCTCGTCACGCTGACCAGCGGCGAGCGCGGCAAGGCGATCTCGTAGGACGAGCCGTTGTACATCTCGCCGCTTGAGCCTTGGACTGGCGTGTTCTGTGGGAATGCGTCGTAGACCGATGTGAATGTCGTATTCGGGATTGCGATGCCGCAATAGTTCTCGATCATCATGCGGGCTGTTGTAATGATCGATGTCGACCCGCCAGTGCTGGCTTGGATATATGTGGTATCTAGAGAATGAAACACACGCAAATGCGCAAGACATTGCGCAGTTGAGATCGGCTCGAAACTTGGTTCGGTTGTGATCTTGGTGTTGACTCTCATGCGAATACCCTCATCGGAGTTGTCGGTGCGGGGTCGAGGATTGGGAGTTCATCTAGTTGGTCTTGCGCTAGTAGGTCACCGCAGACGCGTAGGTTGGCGTGGTAGCGGTCGTCAAGCACTACGCTTTCCTTATCAACTATTCCGTAAATCTTGCCGATGAAATCAATGTCCACGCGGCCACCGTCCCATTGCCCGATGATGTCGCCGCTGGCGTTGCGGGTTGCGACACCCGCTGCAAGCAAGCAGGATTCCATATTTGACTTGGTCGATGTGCGTAGGAAATAGTCAATCATGTGGTCATCGCAATCAGTTGCGCGCTGGTAAGCGCGGTTGGGTAGTACTTGATTTGGCGAATACTGCCGTTGAGAACTGTGGTTAAATCCGTCAGCGTTGAGCCATCGGTGCTAGTTCCACCAAGCACAAGCCAGGTCGGCGCGACGCTGAACAACAACGCTGAAGATGTCGCAACAGTTCCACCGTTTAAAGACAAATTGACTGTTGATGTCGTTCCAGTGCCGGGATAAGCAAAAGAGAAAGCGCCTTTAGTTCTTGCGCCGCTTGTCAAACTATTTCCAGTGGTTACATAATTGGGACTTGCATTACGATCACCAACTCGCAACGCACCCGCCGCGCTTACCTGTTGCAAATGCAAATGCTTTGTGGCTATGTCATCAGTCGAAATCACGCTTCGCACAGTCGAAGTAATCCCGCGCACGCCGCCGTGGAAATCCACGAAGAATGTGCCTGTAGTTCCACCTGTGAACCAACTTGAAAAGTTGGTGGTGGTCATCAATGCGAGATCGGGGTTGCGTGTTACTTGCGCCGTGGTTGTCGGGATGTAGGAACTTGCGGCTGTGCCTGTTTCAAGTTGTGCGCCCCATACATATATTACTTCAGCTGGTGATGCTGCTGCAGTGCGGCTGCATATATAAACATAAATACCCGTGGTTGCGGCGTTAGTTGTAAAAGTAGTTGTAACTCTTGTCCAACTGTTTGTAGTATATGTGTGATTTGTTAGTGTTACTAAATCGCCACTAAACCCTGCGTATGAATATATTCTGCATTGATTACTTGGCGTTCCTCTAATGTAATAACTAAATGTATATTGAGTTGATCCTGATACTGCAACTATTTGCGCCCGAGAACAGTATGTACTTGCAGTGAGTGCAATTTTTGTAGCGGTATTACCATTTGCAGGGTCTAAAACTTCAGTTGTATTTTGGGTTAATGTAGTACCTGAGCCAACTAAATGACTAATACTTGAATTTATGGATTGAGAATATAAAGCAATGTTTATTGCTTGACCCTCAATTAACAACCCCTTCGCCGCAAGCGTCGTCGGGTCGTAATCGAAGCGCGCCACATCCTGCGCGGCCGTAGTGACATAACCCGACGAATTGATGTAGGTCGCCGTGTTGGCTGATCGTGTCAGCACCACGCGGGGATCCAAAGAGCCACCTGTGAAATCTAAATTCAGCGTAGAGCCGTCGCCCTTTCGGCGAAACAATAGCGCGGCGGCTGCGTTGCTTCGGCTCATCGCGGAGTTGCTCCCTTCTTCACAGCCTTGCATGGAACGGCCCGCGAGCAGCACTGCACATCGTCAGAGTCTGCACGCTCGGCGTAACCAAGTGCGAGCCACTCGATCGCTGTGCGCTCGTCGACGGCGACCACTTCGCCCGGCGCGTGAACGCCAGTCGCTGAGGCAACTGCTTGAATCATTTTCACATTCCGCATAAATCCTCGGCACGCATTTCTGCGAGCCGAGGGTTGAGTCAATTCAATTTAGTGATTAGGTGGCGCAAGCAAGAACCTTGAATGCTTCGCTTAGCGTCACAGTAAAATCGCAACGCGTGCTTGCGATATATCCAGTCTGTCCGCTCGCCGCATACAATTCTTTCAAGACGCGCATGCTGTAAGTTCCGCGCTCTGCGAGAACGGAATAGTTTCCGAAGTCGCCGATCACGCCGATCTTTGCAGTCGTCGCCATCACTGGCATCGCGGCAGATGCGTAAACAGGGATGCCCATCAATCGATCTGGCTCGCCGAGCGCGCCAGAGTTTTGCCAGAAGTAATTCACAGTTCCACCTACTGCGCCGAGCGCGCGCAACTTGCCGAGAGTCGCATCGTGAACCAAGATGCTGGCATTTGCGCGATATTGACGAGGCAGTGAGTAAACCCAATCGATCACTTCAGCAGCTGTGATTGCACTGTTTGACGCAGTCGTCTTGCCAGTGGTGATGCCCGCGCCTGAGGACAGCAGAGGATTCTGCGGGCCTGAGGTGACGGCTGAAGTTGCACAGAAAGCAGTTTCTTCGGCTTGAGCAAACATACGAGCGAAAGACTCGGTGAGAATCGACTCGATGCTGAATCCTGCGCCACGCGCTGGAGCATCTTCGACGAGTTCATTCGAGACCTTCAAGAGAGCAGTCAACTTCGCAGGTGTCAAAGTCACCTTCTTGAAAGTTTGACCAGTCTCCGTAAACGAAGCGGCTTCCGCAGCCCATGTCGCAGAACCCGCTGTATCGTCAACGGCAAACTCACGCGCATAACTGCCAATGGTTACTACCTTGGCAATCTGTCGAATGGCGGTCATCGTCTTGAGACGAGTGGTGATCGCATTGTGGAACTCGAGTGGTGGCAACACTGTGCCGCCTGAAGCCTCGCTGATTGCGCGGATCTCTAGCGGATTCGTATATTCACCAGAGCGAATGTATGAACCCCAAGCGTTTCGATATTCGTCTGTGTCGGTGTTGCGACCAAACTTGCTGGATGCATTCTCAGCACCGGGCAAATGTCGAACTTGTTTCGCAGCTTCAGGAGCGTCAGCCTTGAAACTTGCGCCAACATTCATCAGTTCATCGCTGCGTTGTCGTTGCGCTGTGAGTGATGCGTATTGCATCTTCAATGCGCTGTACTTCGCCTCGAGAGCGTCTGACATGCCTTCGCCGCTGTCATTTGCGTCGTCGCACATCTTCTTCATTTCGGCGTACACAGCGCCCATCTTTTCTACAAGTGCCTTGTATCCACTATCGTTTGCCATAATAAAAATTCCTTATTGTTGTGCCGAGCGAGAGTCGATTACCCCAACGCTGGGGCAACAGACACGCACGCTCGACGGTGAATGTCTGTGAAAAAGTTTTAAGAGCGGTTCACATTGAGCACGCCCGAAGAATGTAAAATGCTGCCGTCCACGCGAACTGTCGCAACGAACAATGCCTGATCGTTGTCGGCAAGGGACTCGTCGAATCGAGCAACTGAAAATCCGTTGAAATTCGTAGCCAATAGATATTTGCTCGGATCAAAGAAGTGACAGATCGTGTCGCCAGTCGTAGGAGTTCCAGTGGAGAGTCGGTGATAGATGACTGGCAAACCTTCGTAGGTCGTTCCCTCTTTCATTGATCCCGACATAGTTGGGAACAAGATTGGGAACGCCGATGGATCCCATGATGCCATAGTGCGGGAATTGATTACGGCAACACAGTTGCGCCAACTCTCATAAGGCAATGGAGAAAAGGTGCTTGCGCTTGAAAGCCAAGCGGCACTGATCACATCCTTGATGGTGTTGGTTGTCGCAAAGCCAGTCGACGCAGTGCGGGAATAAAGTTTCGCACTGTTGAATGAGCCTTGGCATTCTGTGCTGCCTGCGCCCATTAAGATTTGACGATTGACTTCATCCATCAAACCCATGACTAATTCTTGGCGCAAGTATGTTTCAATATCTGCGGCGGCCTTGGTGTCGCTCAAGAGTTCGTTTGACACTTTGAGCCAAGATGTGATCTTGTTCAGGCTAAATGTGTACTTAGTCGTGCCACTTGTGCCCTGATATGGCTTGAGAAAAGCAGGATCTGCTTCAGTCGCGCCGAGACTTGCTTCAGCGACTCCAGTGTTGATTGCTGGCGGAGTCGTCATGATTGGCTGAACAAATGCAGTTGTAGTCTCAACACGACGGACGCGACTGAGAATTGCGTCCTGTGCCATTGCATTGTCAATAAATTTTGCCCAACTTGTCGGAGGCAAAACAGTTCCACCACTTGCAATGCTGAGCGCGCGAATTTCGTTTTGATCCAACTTGCGATGACCAAGTCGAAGATAGTTTTGATAAATTTCGGAATATTGATCGCTGCTGCGATCGATCTTTTGATTGTCGTTCATTCAAACTCCTTGCGTGTAAAAGAAAACACGCAGCAAAATGCGGAAGGTCTAAGTACGCATCGGGCCAGCGTGCTCTCGGGGAGTTCGCGGAAGTCCGCTCTCGTGATCGATCGCCGTCAGGCAGCGTCGGTCGAGGCTCTATTCAGTTATGCAGCCCATTATCTCAAGCGAATTTTCGCTCGCAAGGGGTCTAGATCAAAATTGTGGAGGCAAGTAAATTTTTCTTTTTTTCCCTTTTGGTTGCTCGGCGCGAGCCTCGACGCTGGTCGAACTGTTCGCCGGGAAGGTGACCACGGATACCTCAAGAAGTTTGGCAAGTTGCACAACTCGCGTGCCTTTGGTTTCGCCCTTGGCAGGTGGCTCGTAGGTTTCCTTTAGGCAGATGAACCCGAACGAGCACTGCGTGACAATGCCTGCGCGCACCAGCGCGTGCGCTTCCTCGCTTGTGTCGGTGTCGGGCAGATCGCACTCGAAGCACAGACCCGAACGATCTGCATAGACCTTCAGGTTGCCTGCGCTCACGCGACCCATCGGCTTTGCCGTATCGTGGTTCCAAAGCAAAGCGATCTTGTCGCCGTCGGCTTTGATCGATGCGTCAAAGCATGTCGGCTCGAGACGCTCGTAGCAGTTGCCCATGTCGTATCGCTCCCAATTCGCGGCGATGCCGTTGAGTCGCAGCGGCTCACCGGGCTGCGGTTCGGTTTGTTCGATGCGGACTGCGCCAGCCTTGCGGGTTTCGATGTTGCTCATAGTTGCTCCTTGTTGGTTTGAATGAGTTCTTGAATCAGGCGCGTGGCGAGAGCCACGGCCGTCTCGGTGTGTCCTGTGTTGTGCCAGTCTGCATTGCGTGCTTCGGTCTTGATCGACTCGGCGAATGCGTTGGCGATGGCAATGCCGTCGCTTGCGCGGTCGTCGTGACCTTGCAGCACGAGTAGCCCGCGCATGATCGGTGCGATCTCGCTGGCGATGCGTTCGACATTGGGTATCCAAGCCTGCAATTTTGCCGCGCTGCGACAGCCTCGGCGGTACTTCGCTTCTGCCTCGGTGCATCGCGTCATCGCTGCGAGAGCCGACGGATAGAAAAGATCAACTGCACGGTCAAGTGGATTGACGGTCGACTTTAACTCTGTCGGGTCGATGTCGACTGATGCTGCAATAACATCCGACTGCGGCGGCTCAATCTGTGTTTCGGTTTCAGTGGGGACATTCGGCGAAACAGGTGCAGCCGCAGTCGGAGTGCTCGTGTTCAGAGGCAAGCGGATCGACTCGCCGCCTTCGACGGCTGGCAATCCTTCACGCGCTCTGATTTCGTTGGGAGTTAAAATTCCATTTGTGACTGCTACGGCGTAGTAGTTAAATCTTGACATGTCACCTCGAAGCAAATCATCAAACGAAATTCGAGTGACTACATCGTCGCCACGCTTAATCAACTTGCGATTGATTTCCTGCTCAAGTCGAGCAGCCCAACCCGCCAGCGTGCTCTGCACAAAGACTGCATTGGCTTGCTCGGCTGACGAGTACGACACGCCGTCGTTGTCGCCGACGCGATGCGACGGCACATTGAATGCGGCGGCGATCTGTTGGCGACAGAACTTCTTCATGCTGTCGAGGTCGCTGTCTTTGGCGTTGGTGGAGATTGCGTCGTACTTGAGACCTTCCTCAAGAATCGCAACCTTACCCGCACCTTGTGCGCCCGAATGCACGCGGGCGAATGCCTCGCGCAATCTGTTTGCACCTTCCGCGCTCAGTCTGCCCGGCATTGAGAGCACGCCAGCGGGGCGACAGTTGTTGGCGAAGAATCGAGATGTGAACTCCTGCAATTCTAATTCCATGCCGATCAGATCTCTCATGCGGTGGATCGCCGCTTCGCCGAGCATGCCGTCTGCGCTTGGCCCGACTACATGGAGAATGTCGTAGGGTCTAAACTTGCGTTGCTTGATTTCCTCGGATGCCTTCTCGTCTGCCTTGCCTGTCCAGTATTGGTAATAGGGTTGATTCGCAGCGTCGCGCATCATGTACATCAAGTCAGGTCGCAGTCGCTCAAGTCCGATCGGCGTGCCAGCGGGATTGCGATTAATGAATGCAAACGAATTGCCATAAAGCAAGCAATCGGAAATCTGCGCCTCACGAAACACAAACGATGTCATGTCCTCGTTGGCTTCGCCGTTGAGCAGCTGGTACACAGGATGCGTCACATCATTGCTTGCGCCGTCTGCGCTGTTGCGCAACACTTGCCACGGCATGCGAGCCAGAGTCTGCGAGATCAATCGCACGCACGCGTAGACAGTCGGCGACTCCATCGCGTTGTCGGGCGAAATGGTTTTGCCAGTCCACGCCCACGAACTTACATACGACTGGATGCCGCCGCCGATTGGCTGACCGATTGGCGTTGTGTCCTCAAACATAGATCGAGGCGGTGCTTTGCCGAGTGCGCGTGTGATGAGATCGATTAGACCCATTGCATGTTTCCTTCTTCGTAGATTGATGTTTTGTTGTCTGCGTCTTTGTGCACCATGCACGCCAACGCCGTGACGAGCGCGGCGATGCAATCGATGCGCTCCGTCGAACTGCTTTTTGATGGTTTGATATTGCCTGCGGGATCGGTGTCGATCATCGTGTTGGCCATGCACCAGTCGGCGACTGGATGCGCGGCGTGCTTTAACTTCTTGCCGAGGACGAGTGCCTCGAGTGCTTTAGAACCTTCTGAGAGACTGCGATAACCTTGTCGCACTTCAAGCATTGGCAGACCTTCTTGTTGCAACCCGACTGCAAACTGCGTTGCGTTCCAAGGGTCGTAGCCAACAGCCTTGACCGAGCGAGCGATCTTGGAGATGTCGCGGATCTTCTGCGCCACATATTCGTAATCGACGACATCGCCCGGCGTGGCGATCAATGATCCTTGCGATGCCCAAGTGTCGTAGGGAACTCGATCGACCCGCGCTCGTCTGCGGATGCCGTTCTCGGGACAGAATGCGTATGAAAGAAATGCGACATTCTCATCTTCGTCGACATTGATCACAGCCACGGAAGTCAAGTCCGTCGTGGTGGACAAGTCGCATGCAATTATGATGTCCTTGCCCGCAAAGTATTGCTCGTCGATCTCGGGCGCGGCGCACGCGGCCCACGACTCAAGCGAGATCCATCGCTTCTTTGTTTCTGTCCACTGACAGAGATACAACTGTCGGAATGCGATTTCGTGGCCAGGCAAATCCTGCGCTTTAAGACACTCGCTCTGCAAAAATGATTCTTCAACACTGACACCCAAGTTGGGGTTAGATGCTTTCCACACCGCAGGCGATTTCCAATCCGCGTCAATGTCCGCTCCAAACAACACTGGCAAGTGAGCGCGATCGACAACTGTGCCCGCACGGACTTTCTGACTGTACTGATGCTGCTCGTAGCACAATGAATGTTTGTCATGCCCCGCAGTTGTAATTGAAATAGTAAGTGGTTCTTGTCGTGCTCCCACGCCAGTCAACATCGCATCATAAAGATCCCTGTTCGGTGCTGTGTGCAGCTCATCGAATATTGTCGTTGACGGACTCTTGCCGTGCTTCGTGCCAGCGTCCGCGCTCAAGATCTCGATCTTGCCGTTGTTCTTTGCGCATGTGATCGTGTTGCGATAGATCTCGAGCACGCTCGACAACGCAGGACACGCTCTGATCATTGCCTTGCAAGCGTCGCCGACGATCGCCGCTTGATCTCGACTCGATGCACAACAGTAAACCTCGGGGCTGTTCTCGCCGCTGGCGAGCAGCGACCACAACGCAAGGCCCGCGCAGAGTTGACTTTTCCCCTGCTTTCTTGCCACTTCGATGTATGCCGAGCGATATCTGCGTGTGCCGTCCGCACGCTGCCAGCCAATCAAGTTGCCGACGATTGCCTTCTGCCACGGCTGCAACTCGAAGGGCTGACCAGCCCACTTGCCTTTTGTGTGTTGCAACGCCTGAGAAAAGAATGCGAAAGCCGCGTCGGCTTTTGATTGCACGAAGTGATCGCCGTCGCCCGCAGTCGCTACTGCGTCGTAGCCGGGCAAGTCGTATCGCTTAGGATCCGAACTTGAACAAGTTTTTGATCGTGTCTTCTTTGCTATCGCCGCTGGCTTTCTGACCTTGTAAAGCAACCCGACTCGAAGCAGTCAAACCGAAGTGAGTGATGATCCGCCACGCCGCGTCGCGCGACTCCCGACGCGCTCGTGCCCAAGGATTCATCATCGGTATCCCGCCTTTGCCCTCGATCACATCGCCACCTGACTTGACAGCCATGTGTGCGGCGTGCTCCCCGAGAGCGAGTTCATTCGCAAGCATGCTTACGCTGATGCCGTCTTGCTCTTTCATAACGCCCAACTTTGTAATCTGTGACACGACGAGATCAAAGATTCTTTTGCTCTCGATGTTCTCAGTAATGCACGGCAACATGAGCGGAGTTCCGTCAGTGCCGACAACTTCGCCTTTGAGTCGACGCGCCCCGCGTCGCGATCCTCTTAGATTTAGTATTGATGTTGGTGTCGGAGCGGGGCCGCGTGTTCCCATGCGTGCAGTTTTGCAATTTTATTTTCGCTCGCAAGTGACGCGTGGAATTTTGTTACACTCCGCATGCGATGCCAGCGACCACGCACACGCAAAGTGTCAAATATTGGCACTTTCGACCTATAAACAACCCGAACACGCGCGTAAACACAGCCAAGCACGTCTTTT